TAAAAGGAGGGGAGGGGCCCCAGCAGCTATCCTTTTCCCATAGCCTCTCTGTTGTGTGTTTTGTTATTGCGTTTTGTTCTTTGTTTTTCGTGGCTGTCTTTGTTTTGTGTTTGCTTCTCTGCTTTGTTGTTTTCTGTTTTGTTTCCGTTTTTTTTATTGTCGGTTTTTCGTGCTGTTTTATCTCATGGTTCAGGTGCGTATTTTTTTATCGTTTTTTTTGTTGTCTTGGCGTGTTGTGTTTTGGTTGTGTTATTATTATAAGTATCAATTAAGGAATACAGAAAAGGATGGTAGTTGAATTGGCCAGTCTGAACGGTCTTATTGCTTAATAAATAAGCCCCGCAGTTTGCGGGGCTTATTTATGTTATGACATCACTCTACTGTAATGGTGAGCGAGTTTAGCTTTTCCTTCACGGCCTCCTCTACGATTGCCGCGATTCTGTCGGGGTCTGCTCCTTGGTTTGCGGCGAGGGCTTTTACGGCTTCGGTGAGTGCGGTGATTTGCGTGTCCATGATGTGCGTGTGTGCGTCGATATACCCGAGCCTATCTCCGAGTTTCGCGGTGGTGCCGTTGTACTTCACGGGTTGCTCGGTAATCAAGTTACCCATGTTCGACGCGTGGGTTTTGTCGTCCCATTTGCTGAGGCGGTGAATTTCGTTGTTCGCGTTGTTTGCCGCTGCGTCGATACCTTGCACGCGGTCGCGCATCTTGACGCCGTTCTGATTGAAATTCCATACGGCTTCGGCGATGTCACTTGCGGTTGCCATGTCGTCATCTCCTAATTCTGGTATTGGTTGGTTTTCTATGTCGCCGCTCCATCCGAGCGGCACGTATCCGTATTGGCGTATCCACTTGGATATGCTGTCTTCATGGGGGTGTCCGACGCTGCTGTCGGTGGTGTACATCGTATCGCCATCGAGGTGCAACGCGATGTGTCCGTAGGGGTTGCCGGGTTGCGAGAAGTAGATGGGCGCGCCGTATGGTGCGGACGCCAAATCGCTTGTGGTGTGCGGTTCGCTGCATCCGTTCCATGCGGTTATTGCGCTGGCGTATCGCGGTTCGGCCCCATAGGCGTCTTGGACGTGTGCTAGGCAGTATCCGTTATAGCCTGTGTTGAGGACCGACCGTGCGTATTCAACGGCTGCCGGTGGTGTTCGTATCGCCATTGTTATTCTCCTTATTATAGTCGGTGAAGATTTTCATGAATTCCGCTTGTGCCAGCTCGGGATTGATTTTGCCGATGTTTTCGATTATGCTGGACAGTTCGGTGAGAACGATGCCTATGGTGACTATCGGGGTCAATGCGCTGTGAAAACCGATGTCTATGTGTTCCATTTCGAAGTCAATGAACCATGCGATGAAGAACACGCAAAGATAGGCGAATTTATGCCCAAGACCTTTCCGCATTTTCGTGCTGGACAAGTTGCCGTGCATTACGGCGCCGATGATTCCGGTAATGTAGTCCGTAATGACGAACATGAGTACGGCTAGAATTTCGTAAAATAAGGTTTCCGTCATCGTTTCCTCACTTTCTTATGCCTGATTGTTGTAACAAGCCGCCAAGAATCATACTGAATTCCGCCTTGATTTGCGGTGTTTCGAACCGTAGCCGACCCACGCGATAGGCGTTTAATATCTTTTGCGTCATATCATCCGAACGTTTGAGCATGATGCAATCATTATCGACCAGCCGATAATCGAACGTAAAGTCGCGGGTGATTTTCGGCTGTTTCTTTGTTATGATATATAATACCTCATCGGCATCGCTTAATTGTTGATATACGTTGAAGATACCGTATTCGGTGGTTCTCAGCGTGAACGCATAACCGGCGTTGTTGAAGTCACTGAGGAGGGTATTGGCGTTGTCCCTAAAATCATTGTTGATTGCATAGTCTGCATAGTTCTCGTCATAGTTGCGTAGGAACGTACCGAATCTCGACATGGCGACCTTGGCACTGAATCCGCCGTAATCCGCCAATTCGACCATGATGAATCCGTCGCAATAGCGCTGGTATTGCGTGTGGTTGTCAAGCTGTGGCTTGAGGTTGATATTGAAAGCGCTGAAATATGGGTTGGCGAGGGTTACGGCGTTACTGCACATGATGACCCTCACACGGTCGTTCCATCTATCGACGGTATTGTAGAATTCTTCAAGCGCCGTGACCTCGCCGCCGAGATAACGCATGTTATCGGGAAATATCTCATCGAAGATGATGGTCCGTACCTTGGGGTAGGCGACCGACTTGACCTGTCCTGCCTGACTGAGGGCGATGAAATACCCCATGATATGCCATGTCGGGCGTGTCTTTCCGCGCTTGTCGGTGGTGGCGTCCCTATCGTCCAGCCAGTGGCATTCCGCCTGATTGCCGGACACCCTGAACTCCAAATCCGGGTATTGTTCCGCGATGTCCGCAAACCACGTGCCTTTGTTCTTCTGTTCCTCAGCCGTGCGTCGCAGATAGATGAATTGCCAACGCTTTTTAATCCAGTCACCGATGACCAGTTTCTTGGCGCCATAGGTCTTGCCGAGACCGCGGGCACCAATGACGAACATCCAGGGCGCGTGATACGATAGTACGCGCCCATAATCGTAATAATCACCCTCGGCCAGCAGTTTATCCATAACATCCATCATATCATACGACAATGATAAACCAGTACATATCCACCGGTCCATCATCGCATCAGTCGGCGATATACCGTCGTATCTCCCATCGACTCGCCATATTCATCTCCCCCGACGCGGCAAACAGATTCGGCCCATTCCCCGGCCCACCGTGGGATAGCGTCTCGTCCCTGCCGTCCGCGGTGAACATCTCCACATGGTCCCAAGCCTGCGTATAGGCACCCCAGTCCAGCAACAGCAGGTCGGCGGCGTGCGCCTTGGCAACGGCGTCCGACACGGACGTGTCGGAACTGCCGCATACGCGCGTGCCCCTACCCGCCATCTGACCGGTCCAAGTGCCCACATCGATGCCGAGAACATCCTGATACGCACGCCAACACACGCTGGAGCAATCCCCATAGCCGCTCGAATCCGGGTCGAGCCGTCCCGCGCCCTGCGAGTAGGCGTATTTGCCGATTCGCGCCCGCAACCATTCCACGACACGTGCCGCGTCTTCGCCGCCGCTACCGGAGCTCGAGCCGCCGCCAGTCTGTCCGCCGCTCGGCTTGGTGGATTCGGAAGTCCTGTATACCCACGTCTGTGCGGAGCCCTTCACAAAAACGGCCGTACCGTCCCCGCTGTGGTATATGAGGTTGTCGCCCTGCAATTGTATCCACGCGGTACTGCCGGGCTTGCCATCGATGCCAGGTCGGTCGCCGCCCGGCGTAACGGACGGCTCGGAGGCCTGACCGAAGTCGGGCGGTGCGGACGTGCCGTCCCATGTTCTCAGCAAGTTGTATGCGGTGGTATAGCGATTGCGGTACCGGCCCAATACTCCGTCCGCCAAGATCGTGGTGTAAATCAGCTCCAGCGTAGCCGTGGCGGAGCATGACGCGAGCACGCGCTGCGCTTGCGCGGGGGATTGATGGTAGGCACACGCCCACATGATACGCTCCTTCACATTCCCGGTCGGAAAGCCATGCCCGTCCATGGTGGACTGATAGCCGTTCCAATCCGCATCCCATTGCGCCTCCTGAAAAACGTGGTTTTCGTCGCGTTGCGCCCATGCCTTCCATGCGTTGCCCTCGGCGGCGGACAGATAGCGCGTCGTCCAATCGATGGAATTCGCCTGCACTTGCCGGGCCAGCGTCGGCGCCGCCGTGGCGAACGTCGCCCAACCGTCTGGGTCGGCGGTACGCCCGCGCTCCAGCAGACTACGGGCACGCGTCCCATACCATTGCATCATGCCCATGGTAATGGCGTCCACATAGTTGCACGCGCCCCAATCGCAATTACTCTCAACGGTGCCGATGACGTACATGGCAAACAGTGCATTATTGTCCATACACAATAGTATACCCCACGGCAGTGAGCCGTGGGGCATTAGCCAGGTTTCGCGTGGAACGCCGTTATTCCAGACCGATAGGGCTGAAGCTCTGGGGTGTAATCCAGCAATTGCCGGACAACGTGCCGCCGCCGACGACGCCGGTAATCCGCAAATCGCCGTCAGCCAAGTGGGCAAACGCCTGCTGATTGCCCGCACCACCCAGAATCATGATGAAATTATCACCAAGGTCGATGAACTTCGGCAGCTTCGCAATGGTGCCGGACGGGTTGGAGGCGGAGAACTTCGCGGTAAGCGTCACCACGCCGCCCACGAAACGCCAGTGAAGCTTACCCGAACAGCCGCCGGTCATACCGACCTCGCCGGAAATCTCACCCCCGCACGGCTCGCAATCACCCGCAATGGTCGAAGCGAGAATGCCGGCGATGTAATTCGAACCGCCCGCATTGTAATGAGGGTCGTTCTCGTTGGCGAACCAATCAGGGTGGCCCATGCCGAGCGTCCACGTCCATGGATGCCATGCCAGGCCATTCGCCGTCGCCGCCGATGCGATGCCGTTCATCGCCTGGGCGTTCGCGGACGGAATGCTCGCATTGTCCCAGAGGAAAATGGCGTGGGCCGAAGCGTTCGGGAAATTCCGGCTCTCACGCGGTCCGGTACCCAGCAGCGTGTCGAAGACGCCGAGCGCCGAACTATACGTGTCGCCGATATCGTTCCTGCCGCCGCAGACCACCACGTACTTGACCTTCTTACGGGCGTCGACATCCATCGAGGAAAGCGCCTCGCTGGCGAGAGTAAGGAACGTCTTGCCCCCGTCGCCCGCCTTGCCATAGCCACTGGCGTTATTGGCGAACACATGCAGATTGAGTCCCAGCTTAGACGCGACGCACTGGGGGATGCGCTTGCCTTCGGCGAGCGCATCCCCCCCCGGCTGATAGCCGGTGCTGATACTGTCGCCAATCCACACCAGCTCGGTAAGGTCGGTGGTCACGGCGGCGACGGCGCTCGCGGAAGCCTGCGCGGCGGCGGCCATCGACTTCGCCGTACCGGCGTCGTCCTTCGCCTTGGTGGCGGTGGCGTTGATGTTCGCCGCCGTACCGGAATACCCGCCTGATTGCAGATAACGGCCATCCGACTCGCCCTTGGTGTACACGGAGCCGGCATCCACCTTACCTGCGAGGTCGCTGGAATCGGCCTTACCGTTGATGGTGGTCAGCAGATTCTGCGCCGTGACCGAGGAGGTGACGCCAAGCTCGCCGAAATAGCCGTCCAATTCGGCGATACCGGCCTTATTGGACTGTGCAAGAGTCAAGGCGCCATCGGCTGCGGTCTTCGCCTGACCCGCCGCCGTGTTCGCATTGTTCGCCGCCGCCGTCGCCGTGGTAATATCGGTCGCGTTCCTGTACATCTGCGCATCGATTCGACTCATGTCCGCAGTGTAATCACCGCGCCACGACGGCTTGTCGTCCGGGCTGTCACCGAACTGGCTGAGATTGTAATGAGGGGTTTTGTTGAGACTACTCATGTGAAGATTCCTCGCTTTCAAAACTACGGGTAGGCATCCTTACCCGAACAATATTATAATCGTCTGAATATCGCGTGTCCAACCCGGTTCAGGCCGGACCCGTTCGCCCCTCGGAAACGCCCCTGCCGTACGGGAACCGGGAGCGTCCCGGAAAATCGCCCGGCACGCAATTGTCGACATCGGTCGCGCGTACGTCATATTCACGTGCGGACAATCCCAGCGCGTCATACTCAGACGCCTTCAACCCCATATCGTCGTAATCGGACCAGAACAACGCATGATCGCGGGCGTTGTCGTACATGCCGTCGAGTACCGCCTGCAAGGCGTCCTGCCTGCCGTACACCGGCGACCACGCCAGTCCGGTGGACTGCGACTGTTCGATGAGCCGGACAAGCTCTTCGCGTAGGATGGCCATCTGGCTGACCAGATTGTCGGCGAGTTGCCGGATGGCGGCATCATCGTCCGCAATCGACTGGTTCACCTGTTCGACCAGCGTATTGAAATCGGACTGCAAACCGTCGAGATTATACCGGATGCATTCGATCAACTGCAACGTGGTCGCCCCGTCACGGTAAGTGAACGGCACCGACGTAGGGATGCGCACCAGCGGATAGGTGCGCGGAACAAAGGCATTGGCTGACATTTCTACTCCCATTCTCCATAGTTATGGCAGTTACCGAAAATGGTATCATACGAGCCCCACACCTGCATGAAACACGGTTCGAGGCTGCGCACAATTTCCATGTCCACGTTGATGATGGCGTTCCGGTATTCCTGAATCAGGCTCATGGCGCTCTGGCTACGCCCGGTCACATGACTCTTACCTCGGGAATTACTCGAATCATGCTGAAAATCGGTTGCGCTTTGCGCCGTGGCGTGACTGGTCGAATCCTGTGAACTGGACGCGGTGCCCGAACTGTCCGCCTGCGATTCATTCGCGTGGCTGGCGTAGCGTGCGAAGTCGCCGACCACGCCGGTCTGAGGTACGTCACTATCGAAACTCTTGGACGTGGTGGTGCTGGAATTATCCGACTTGCTGTTGCTGGAGCTGGTCGAATCCTGCGTACTGGACGCTTTGCCAGACGACTGGGATTCGCTGCCGCTCTCGCTGTCCGTGGTCATGTCCATGGAATCCAATGGGTTATACTCCAGGTCCAGCGTCCTGTAGCGTTCATTGAAATAGGGCATAATCTCCGCCATCGTCATGCCCAGATAGAAGACGAACTGTTGCGCGGTTTCCTGTCCAATCTCGCGAAGCGCGTAATGGCGGATAATCTTCTCATTCAATTCCGCGCGGTGAGACTCATCGTAAATCGGGTAATAGTCGGCGGACAAGTGCAGCTTGTCGTCCGTGTCATACCCCATGGCGACAAGACTGCCAAGGGTCTCGGTGTACTCACCGGGCGTTTCCATCGCGTAGGCGCTAAAATCCTGCATCACAACACACCTCCGATACCCGCGTCGTATGAAACGGGCATATCGATATCAGTCGTACCACCGGCGCTTGAATCCAGCGCGTTGGGGACGCCGCTCGACTGCGAGTCGGCATATTCGACCCAGACGTTCAGTTGCGGCCACAGTCGGTTAATCTCGGTCGCCGCCGTCTGCCGGGCCTTGAGGAAACTCAGTCGGAACACGTCCACTTTTTCGTTGGCCTGCGCCACCTCATCCGAGATGAGACGTTCCTTCTTCTCCGTACCGCTGGACTGGATGCCCAAGTATCCCAGTACCTCGTTAGTCACCTGCGCTTTCTGCTGGATGAACTTGTCCAATAGATACGGCGTGGTGTTCGGCCACGGCTGGAACATGCTGCCGGGGTCCAACGAATCATAGCCGATGATATAATCCTGACCGTCCTGCCGCTGCTGCAGCATATTCTGGACGGTGAGCCTGGTCCGAGGGTCGGCGGTGATGATGGTAGGCAGCTTCAGGCTCTCCAGATTCACGTCGTACGCCTTGTCGATGTCCGCGAGGCGCCGCGCATACTGCCATAGGATGTCCTTGAACGACATGCGCATGCGGTTGTCCCAGATGGGAATGCATTCACGGCCCGCCTTAAGCTGCCTGTAATGGTAGTTGACGCCCACCGGCTCGAAACACGTCGGATTGTTGTAGAGATTCAGTCGGCCTTGATATCCGGCCTGGGTCACCAGGAACCGGCCTATGCGCCCGTCTTCGAAGAAGAGGGCGCACCCGTATTCACACAGACACATTTCCAGCCATCGTTCGTCCACCGTCGGCGGCAATCCACGCCAGCTGAATCGATTCAGCGCCAGTTCTTCCAACAGATGATAATACATGTAATCGAGGCTGGCGGCGCGTGCCTTCGCATAGTTGCCGCGCGGGTGCAGCGCGCCGCCGACCCGGTTCTTCTTAGACCTACTCATGTCATCATCATATCACTCATAACCGACGCCCGGCAGTGGGTTATTGTCCGCCCAATCGGTCACGCCGATATACTCGGGCCTGCCCCACACGGTCACGCCACGCTCGAACATGCCCTTGATGGCCAATCGCGCCTGCTCGGGCAGCGTGCCCCTGACATAGCATTCCTGCATCTGCCAGTACGTGAACCTCTCCATGCATTGCAGACTTGCGGGCGGGGTAATGAACCGTTGGACAAAATACCCGAACCGCAGCATGAACTCCCCGACGCAGCGCAACGCGCTGGGGGCGCACGTGCGGAAACGAACCAGCACGCCCATGATGCCATTGGCAAGGTTGAACGAATCGCCGCCCGCCGCGCCGCTCGTGGTCGGCGGGGTCATCTGCATTTGCTGCACCTGCGCATTGATTCCCGCTATCGTGTTCTCATAGTCGCCCTCGGCGAAGCGCGTGGCCAATCGATAGTTCTGCCCGGCCATGAGAGCGCTGGACGTGCCCTGAATCTGCTGGGCGCGTTGCGCGTACGAGTTCGCCTGTGAGGTCTGCGCCGCATTGGTCGCCACGCTGTTGGCCGTGTTCGCCGCCGCCGTATCGTTGGCGATGTCACGGCTGGCGCGCAGTCCCGTATTGGTGATGCCGTTCTGTACGATTCCGCCGACGGTGCCTCCGACCAGTCCGGCCACGTTCCCCGACATGAGCGCGCTGCCGGCATTAGAGACCAGCCCCCACGCGGTCTGCGCGTTGTTCTGGGATATATTCAGATCGGTCATGGCGTTGGTGTTCGACTGACTGATGGCCAGCGACTGGTTCAGCGAGTTGGCCGCAATGGTGTTCAACGCATTCCGGTTGGTGACGCCCAGTTGGGTCATCTCCTGCTGGGTGCGAATCGACGTACCGGCCTGGGACAGCGTGTTCGCGGCGCTCATGGTCGCCTTCTGCTGGGCCCACCCGGCCGACTGCTCGGCGTAGGCGCGGCTGTAGGCGCTGTTGGCCATGGCAAGCGCGGCCCCGTTGTTCACCACCATGAACTGGGGGAAGTTGGTGATGCCGAAGCTGACGTTCAGCATCTCCCCGCCGTCAATCGGCAACCCGGCGCCGTTGCCGGACGGGGAGTCGACCGTAGCCGCGCCGCTCGCATTATAGTCCACCGGGTAGAAGTTCAGACGCGGGGACGGCGGCGCGTAATTCCATGTTTCGCGGATGACCAGGTCGTCGGATTGGATGTCTTCGGGCCGATAGATGACGTTGGAGCCGTTCAGGCATGAGCATTCCACGATGCTATACGGGTAGCACTGCAGTTTCTTCAGATTGCGATACCGGCTCGGAATGTTGAAGTTATCGCGAAAGTTCCTGATGGAGACGATGTCGTCGTACCGGTTGTCGCTCCTGGCCTCCCATACGAACGTGTATACGTGGCCCTTGATTACGCCGGCTGTGCCGTTTCCAAAGAATTGCGTCACTTCGCGGCCCGCGTCGGCGACATAGTCGGCGCTGATTTTCGGTATGGCGTAAATCGCCGTGATGCCTTGGGTCACCCACGGGAACGAACTGCCTGCCTGCATGACGCGCGTAAAATCGTCGGCGGTATCGAAATAATAGATTCCCGTACCGTTGGATTGATTCTCGAACTGCGACCCCTGCGCGGTTTTCAGCGACGGCTTTTCGGCGCTGCCGCCCGACGCCACAAGGTCGGTCGTGGCCACGACGATGACGCCGTAATCCAAGGTCGGCGAATTGAATCCGGGTTGCGCGGGCTTGCTGGACATCAGCGCCTTGTACGACTGGGAGGTGACGACGGTTTCCGCACCGGTATCCAATCCCTCCGGCAGCGCAAGCGCGGTACGCCCGTAATCGTCCCACTGATGCTCGTTGGCCACGCCGATATGCCCGCGCGTCACATAACAGCTGCCAAACGTCACATCATGCTGAAAACTCTGCCACACGTCCAACATAAGCGTAAGCTGTGTGGTGTGCGCGTTGATGTATTCCACGGATTCGATGAAATAATACCATGCCCGCGGAGATTCCAGCTCGGGGTAATCGTTGACGGCGACAAGATAATTGTAGTTCGACGCCTGGTTGAATGGCATGTCGATGCGCACGGGCGCGCCGAAGATATGCATGGTGGCCGGGCGGCATTCCACGCCATCCAGTCCGTCGAACCATTCCCGCTGCGTCTCACGTGAAGCGAACCGCACGATATCGCGATAGCTCGCATCCCACGGGACACGACAGAGCTTCAATGTGGTGTTGGGCGTCCACTCCGCCCACGAAAAACTGGATTCCACGTAGGGATTCACGTCATCAATCATCATCGTCCTCCGATATGACAAGACCCGGAACGCTCACGTGGGTCACATTCCGGGTCTTGACTTGCATCACACCGTGAGAAAGTGTGGCTTAAGCCACACTCCCATTATATCACTTTTCGCTGATTGCGGTCACGGTCACGCTTTGCTTGCCGGACACGCCGAACAGCGTGGCGGTAATGTCGACGGCACCGGCCTCGACACCGGAGACGGCACCCGACTCGGATACCGTGGCATGCGCCGGAGCGCCGGAAGTCCAAGAGGCCTGCATGGTCACATCGGCCTTGCGTCCGTCAATCATGGTCGCCACGGCGGTCGCCTGTACCGTCTTGTCCGCAGCTACCGCCGGGACCGTAACGGCAATCGACGCGATGATGGACGGATTAAAACCGATGACGCCATCGCCGACCACCGGCACGTCCAATGCGGCAGACACGGTGCCCGGCACCTCCGGCGTCTCGGGGCTGGTGTACAGCGCGGTGGCCGTGACCGGAATGGTGGTGTTCGGTTCGTCAAGGCCGACGACCAGCACGCCGGTAGGCGAGATGTACGTGTAATCGCTCTTGGGCTTCGCGGTATCGCCGATGGCATACCTGACCGCATCCGAACGGAACGTAGCCGTGCCGTCATTGGTGATGGCCGTATCCGCGGTGACCTGCACCGCGCCGCCACGAGCCACATCAGCCGGAGTCTGCGAGCCACCGCCGTACATGGCCAGCTTAAGCTGGAACGTCGGCGTCTTGGCCGTGGTGCCGGTCGGCGCCACCGCGTTCGCAGTAGAACCGGCGCCGGTCCAGAACATCACGGCCGGGGCGAAGCCGGACACCGAGACGATGTGCTGGACATGCAGATAATGATTGACCGAGTTGATGTTCACCGGGTTCGTCTGCTGGGTCATCTCGTTGATGACGGGAATGTCGATAAGGAACTTATCGGTGGTGAGAATGGCCTGCACGCCATCCATGCCGAACCGGTCCTGCGGAATGACGATGATTCGGTCGATGGTCGGCTCGGCGTCCGTCCGCTGGAACACCGTGGCCAGGCCCTGCACGTCAAGTGCCGACTTGACCTCGGGCGAACAGAACAATACGAGCTCGTCGGGGCGGGCGAACGTCGGCATGTGCCGCGCATTGTATCGCGTGCTGACGAACTTCAGCGTATCGGCCCACGCGCGAATCTGCCTCAGCATGTCACGGGCCTGGATTTCCGTAGACCCCATGTCGTTCAGGTCGTTGTCCATGTGGACACGGAAATAGCCGCCGAGCTTCGCGTACTCGACGAACTGATGACACATGGCCTCGAAAAGGTCGACTTCGGCCGCGTTGTAGCACGAGGTGAGAATCTGCGAGGTGAGCGACGCCAGGCCGTTTTCGGACGTAAACGCACGCTGCAACGTCCTGTCGTCCGTGGTGGCCGGATACCAGTGTGCAAAGTCCAGACGGTGATAGAGCGAATCCACGTCGACCTTCCACTTGCGGAAGTTATCCGCGCCGAGATATTCCGCATTCGGGTCGTACACTTGCGCCAACGGCATGCCCACGGCAATTTCCTGCCACGTATCGCCATACGCCTGCGAGGCCCGCTGGAAAACGCTCAATGGATTATTCCACCGCCACGTGTTGACGTACGTGCCGCCAATACGGTTGACCAGCGCCGAGTAGAACTCGTTCTTGAGCTGGGTGCTGGACATAAGGGTGGCCATCTGCCTGTCCATGTTCATCTGGGTGGCGGAGGGCATGCGCCGTTGATATTCGGGGGACGCCTCGTTACGAATCATGTTCAGAATCTGGGCGTTGTTGAATTCGGTGAGCGGCCTGAGCTGCTGCTTCGGCGTCACCACGGGGGTAGTTGACATGATAATGCTCCTTTTCCAATGGTTATTCTTCGTAAAGGTCGTCGAATGTGCTGTAGGTGCCGTTATAGTCGTCGTCGGTCATCTCGGACGGTTCCGGCTCCTTATCGTCGTCGGGTCCATCGTTCAGCACGTGTTCGGCCGCTGTGTCCCGCATCGCCTCAATGGTCTTCGACAATTCGGCCACGGTCGCTTCGAGAGCGCTGAGACGGTTGGCCATATCGGCGTTCCTATCGTCTCCCGCATTCTCCGGTTCGCCATCGTCCCGAGCCTCCGGCTCCGGGTTCGGCACATTGTCGCCGGCGGTCGCGTCCGGCTCGGTGTCTGGCGCGGTGTCCGGCTTGTCATCGTTTTCGGCGTCGTTCATAATCACCCCTTAAAGTTAGTGGCCCGGCAGCAATCGCACTGCCGGGCCGGGTTGCTAGGTTGTGCGGGTTCCCTCGCCGTCGATGGGCGTTGGCTACGCACGTCTACATCCGACCGAATCGCCTTACCGACTGCCTGTCGGTCGGGCCATCGAATCGACTGGGGACGCACACCCCGCTACCGATTATTATAGCACAAAAGTATGGCCATCGTCATTACGATGGCGAGACCCCGGCAGAAACCGGTCATAAGGGATGGGGGCGGCGCGATGCACTCCGCTCAACCGCATCACCGTGTCGCCGTTCGTTTCCACGCCGCAATATTTACGGTTACAAAGGATACGAAGTTTTTCATAGGTGTGGTCGTTCTTCCACGCACCCAATTTGCGGTCATCCGTTTCGATGCCAATGGGCGCGTCCAACCCCTCCAAAATCATGCCGTCCGTGTCAGCGTAGAGAACGCGGTCGGCGTTCGCGTTCATCGCGCGGGAGAGTATTCGCCGCCCGTAGGCGTTGACATAGGCGGCGGTTGGCAGCCATGCCAGCGAGTTGGTCGACTCGGGTCGTTCCACGGTAAAATCCACTCCGCCATCCGTGGACGGCGTCGGATGCAGCATGGGCCGGTAGAGCGACGCCCCGAACTTCCCTACCAGTGAGTTCAACAGCAGTTTCGCCATCTGCCGCCGTTCCCCGGTCGCGGTCTGCTTTACGTGGAACCACTTGTCCACATACTCATGATAGAGGTCGTGTGACTTGCGGAATTTCCAGCCGCCGACATAATCCCACACGTGGGTGTCGTAGTTTTCCGTCAGCGTCTGCCAATCCACATCCGTGACCGGCATGGTGACGACGCCAAGCGTGCTATCCAGGCGTTCGCCCTCATACCCCCATACGGGTAGGATGTTGGTGAGCGTCGCCGTCTTGGCCGTCTTCAGCCTTGCGTCAAACGAGATGACATCGATATGCAGCGGATAATCGTCATCATCCCGATATTCCCCGTCATACCATACGGGAGCACCTACCGGCATGGGCATATCGCGCATGATGCTCGGATAAAGACTGTTCACGTCCCAGCTCCTGCAATCCCGGTATTCGCCCGGCCTGCTGCATACTATCGCCCCATAGTAGGCGGGACGCATCCGGCGATAATCCTTCTTATCCAGTGGTGGAAAACGGCGTTTGAACCCGGCGTAATCCCCGTCGATATAATCGGTCATCGCCATGGACGCTATGGTGGAGCCCTTGAGATTCAGTGCGGCGCATTCCTGCGCGATGTTCCACGTGGTTCCCAGGTCGGTGGTTCCTCCGAACGTCTCACGTGAGACGTTCAGCCCATCATCGCGCGTGATATTGCGCACGTCCAGAAAATCCACGGTAATACCACCCATACGCACGCGGAAACTGTAGAAGTGGCCACGAATGTTGAACGTCCCCCATACGCCGTCCTTGCTGGGGTTCGGTTGCAACGGAAGACGTTTCAATAGTTCGGCGACTATGGGCTTGATGTCTTGCCATCCGTGGGCACACCATACGCGCGTATGATAATCGAGCATGGTGAGACGGATGACGGCAGAGGCCGTCAACGGTTCCACACCGTCATCCGTCAATAGTGTTGCGCCGTCTGTTGCCGCCGTTCGACGCTCTTTCATGTGCCATCCTTTTTTAGTGTCGTGCTGCGCTGGTCATCCATTCGTCGATTCGCGTATCCACATCACCGGCGTCCGCTTTGGTTTCCCATTTATGCGCCTTATCATTATACCATGTCGCTTCACGCACCACGGCGCTAAAATTCGTGTTGTTCATCAGCCAGCGTTTTTGACGGTCGGACAAAGACGCGAATTTTCGCGCAACACTGGAGTCGAATGCCTCCAGCTGCTGCTCGACCCTGCCAAAATCCGTAGCCCCCTCGTCTTCGGGAATCCGCTTGGTTCCCGCGCGTAGCGGCGCGCGTCCTACAAGCCCGGCGTACTCCAATATCTCCTGTTTGAGTTTCCCACGGTTTCCGTCTCGTATCATCGCGCGCGCATGGCTCATGCCACGTTCCGTACCGAATACGTTCGCTCGACTCCGCGTAAGGTCGTCACGCGCCGAACCTCCGACCGTATGAGTGCCCAGCACGTCGAACGGTGATTCGCCCGCGCGTTCCATCTCACGCACTTCGCCCACAGTATAGGCGGCCATGCTCAGCGCATCGAATTGCTGGGCACGTTTGATTTTCCGCCGCGCCTCAATCCGGCGGCGCTGCTGCTGACGCAGCGTCTTCCGCCGTTTTGACGGGGCGTTGGCAATTTCCGCGTCGGTAATCAGAGGTCGTGCCGCCATCTCTCTGTCACGTTTTGTAATCTGCACGTCGGGCACGACTTGATACGGTTCGTTATCCCGCGCCCTTAAGGCTTGCTGTTGTTCCCCGAACTCCTGTCCGATACGTCGCGCGACCTGTTCAAGCTGCTGGGCGCTGAGTTTTCCCAAAAACGTTTCCGTGATTTGCTTGGGAAGCCGTCCGGTACTGTAGTCCCTTACCGCTCGTTCCTGACGTACCTGCGCTGACCTGATTGCGGCGTTGCGTTTCAGATTGTTGGCTCGTCGGTTTTTTTCGCGTTTTGCCACAGCCCCTCCTTATGAGTGTAAAACACCCCCCCGCCGCAAAGATGAAAAACGACGGGGGGGTGAGTCTGGCGGCAACATCCCCTATAGGGACATCACCACATTATCAAATGGTGTGGACATTCGCGTTACTTACGCTTGTTCTCGGACACCAATTCAAGGTCGAAGAACTTATAGCCACGGCGACTCTTCTTTTCCACTACCTTAAGGGCGAGAGGTGCAGTCCACGTGTCCGGCGTACCGAAAATGGCGAACAGATTGCCAAAAGCGTGGGCCAGCGTAGGCGAGGCGGCGGCGAAGTCACCCTCTTCTGCGTGAATGACGACGCGGGTGGAAGAGTTAATTTCGCCGGTTTCCTGATTAGCGACCTCGATGGCCTGCGCGAGCACGTTGGTGACATGCAACGGTTCATTAAGGTGTTCGTCAACCTTGTCGGCGGTCTGCATGGCGTTATATAGCGCCATCTTACCGTCCATGGTAGAGGTGTCGAAGAAGTGCGATACGGCGTTAGAGCCGTTTGCCGCAAAATTATTGCCGTCCATTACAGTCAGTTCGTTGTCAGCCATGATTATTGCCTTTCCTTATAGGGGTTATTACTTATTTTACTCAGAGATAATATCATCGTCAACCACGTTGCCGTTCACCGGCCCAGAATAGTCGACAATGGTATCATCTCCAAACTCACAATTAGCCCAATAGATTGCCTCATCCATGCGCGTCTCCTGCGCATGATATTCAGCGGACATGGGCAGCATGTCCTTATTAATCTTACGGGCCTTCTTCATTGCCATGTCAGCCGTGCGGCACGCGCCATCTACGACCACTTCGGCGTCAATAAGTTCACCGTTTTCGCCGCGCATGACGCCACGTACGATACTATAATGCTTTGCTCGCTTGATGTATGCCATAATCATACCACCTTATTGTAGTGTTGCTGCTGTTGTGACATCCTTGCGATGTCTTCATCAGTATACCGCGACTCGGTTAAGTTGTCAAAACAGCGACACGCGATTTTGATGATAGTTTGAGCAAACTCGGCACCGTCCCAGGTCTTGCACATCTCATAGCATGATGCGCCCTTGACGTGGCAGACCGCACACCACGCCACCATTGCCGGGGCATAGATGACACCGCCCAGCATTTCAATGTTCTGAGTTCGCGCCAACGCGTCAATACGGGATGTATGCGGGGACAATGATAGGCAAACGTCTGCCGCATGTCCAATGCTGTCAGCAAACGCCACCTGCACCCCTTGGGGCTCATAAAAGTCCTTGAGTAGTGCTACAGTACGGCAAAACGTCTCCCAATCACCATCGCCACGATTGTATTCACGCAAGTGCAGATTACGGCGGCGGCCACGAATAACACGACGCACACGGTCGTCATTAAGCACGCCGTCATCAAACCAGTTCGTGCGGTCATTATCTTCATTCCTCATAGCGTTCCCAGCCTCCCTTAGATTCCTGACATGTATAGATGCTGATTTTACGATACATGACATCGGCCTTGTAAATGTGCCCGTCGTTGATAATCTTCGCAATAGTTTGCAGTTCCATTACGTAATTCGATGCAGTGTATTCCTCCGAATAAATCGAGAACATAGCATGTTCTGAAGCAAGTGACGTAATGCGCAAACAATACACCACTTGTTCTCCGTTATACTCGACCTTGTTAAAATTCCGGTTGCTCGTTTCCATGATTATACCCCTCACGGTATCCACGTCGATAATCATTCTCATACATCCTATGAATATCATAAGGCAGCGTTTCGCATTCGGTCTTACCCTCCGCGGCGTCCAGTGTACCACGCTCATACCCTCTAACGGCGGCAATATGAGCGCCCCGCTCAGCCCACTGAGCAAACAGTTGCGCATACAAATCCTTAATCGAGTCCACAACACGCCTTCCTTAGCACGCGCGTGGCGGCGACACTATCATACTGGGTATTTTTTTTCACGTTCCGCAACACCCTGCACATAACCCTCACGAAAACAATCACAATAACCCTCCCTACAAGCCACATCCCAAAGACCGCGAATCTTATAGGCGGGCAGAGTTTGCGCAGCACGGTAGCCTAGCTCATAATAAGCAGTACACATAGCCGCATCCCACGTCATCAGCATAAAACCCACACCTACACCTTCCATAATCACAAACGATAGAAACATTCATCACTCCCTACGCCACGCCCCATCAGGCGAAAAACGAAGTTCATCATATTATTCATAGCCGAACAAACCCCGTCAGTACGCGGATTATACGTTTCAGTAAAAAACTTACAACCAAAAACGCCATTAGCACGATAGTACAAGGTAATAACCTCATTACCATCATACATTCTAGTATCGAACTTGACTGAGAGACTGGCCAATTCAACTACCATCCTTTTCTGTATTCCTTAATTGATACTTATAATAATAACACAACCAAAACACAACACGCCAAGACAACAAAAAAAACGATAAAAAAATACGCACCTGAACCATGAGATAAAACAGCACGAAAAACCGACAATAAAAAAAACGGAAACAAAACAGAAAACAACAAAGCAGAGAAGCAAACACAAAACAAAGACAGCCACGAAAAACAAAGAACAAAACGCAATAACAAAACACACAACAGAGAGGCTATGGGAAAAGGATAGCTGCTGGGGCCCCTCCCCTCCTTTTA